GCAGGAGCTGCAAGGGGAGTTCATCGCGGAGATCCCCGGGGCACTGTTCCAGGTGGAGTGGTTCGACCGGTACCGGGTGGACTTCGATGAGGTCCCGGAGTTCCGCCGGGTGCTGATCGCGGTGGACCCGGCGAGTTCCTCTTCCGTCAAGTCCGACGAGACCGGGATCGTGGTGGCGGCGGAAGGAGAGGACCGCCATCTCTATGTCCTGCAGGACTGCTCCCTGCAGGGTACCCCCGACGCGGTGATGGATGCCCTGGTCACCGCGTACTACCGCTGGGGTGCCTCTCTCGTCGTCGGGGAGAAGAACGGGGTCGGGGACTACTTCAAGGTCATGCTCTACAACAAGGACCCGTTCATCCCGTTCAAGGCGATCCAGGCGATGAATGCGAAGAAGATCCGGGCCCAGCCTATCTCCCCGCTGGCAGAGCAGGGACGGCTGCACATGGTCGGGGACCGCCTGCAGTTCGAGGAGCTGGAGCGCCAGCTCTGCGCGCTGACTTCCTACGATGACCGGGTGAAGGCTCACGACGACCGAGCGGACGCATGCATCGGAAGCGGCGTCATGATATCGACCTCTGCCGGTGACATTCCTATCGAGGATATCAGGCCCGGCGATAACGTATGGACAAGGCAAGGCTGGCGCCCGGTCACGGCAGCCCGTCGTACGCAGGAGAATGCAGAAGTCGGGACAGTAACCCTGTCGGACGGCCGGGAACTCACGGGAACTCCTGACCATAAAATCTGGACAGAGGACAAAGGCTGGGTGCGCCTTGATGCGCTGATGTCGGGTGATATCCTTTCAGGATGGACGAGCATCCCGCAACCTGTTCCCGTAAGTGTGGTGCGCAGCTACGTAACCGCCGAGCCGAGGGATGTCTATGACCTGTCCGTAAAAGATGTCCACGAGTTTACCGCCAGTGGCGTCATCGTGCATAACTGCGTCTACGCCCTGCGGGAACTCTGCGGCTTCGCTGCGGTCAACTACAAGGAGATCTACGGGTTCTCCGCGTGCAAGAAATGCGATGCGGACGTGCACGTCTATATTGACAAGACCTGCAAGCGGTGCGGCACCCCGGTGGCGGCGGAGGCGAAGCCGAAGGACCCGAAGCACGCGAAATCCGCCGTGCGGTGGTCGGCGGCCTATTACCGGATCTGCCCGGACGGGCACGAGTACCCGATGAAGCTGATGAAATGCCCGGAATGCAAGCCCGATGCCGCTGCCTATCTTCAGCGGGCAGCCAGCCTCTCGGGAGGCAGCGGCCTGCACGGGTATTCCGGGCGGGACTGGCTGGCGGGACGGAAAATCTGATGGACGCCTGCGGTGCCCCCGCGACAATCATGACGGAATGCGGTACCGTGGATATGTGCTGCACGTTGCCTTGTTTCCATCACGATCATCACTACGATGCTGCCTTCTCGTGGCAGTGGGCAGAATATGAGCAGGCTGACTGAGGAGCAGAAGAAGCTCCTCCGGCCCCTTTTCGATAGCCGCCCGGAAAGCCTGTGCGCGGATTGCGGCGGGTATCATCTCCGTGCCTGCGGGCGTGTCAAGCGCCAGGTGTGGGTCGGGCAGGGGATGAGCGCGGGCGTCCGCACCGAAGTGGAATACTGGCCGCAGTGGGACGACTCGGAAACTGTCTACCCGGAGGATGTCTTCGATGACACGGAGGACGAGGTAAGTGACTGAGCCCATGGATATGCCAGCGGACCCCTTCGGTCCCCCGGACGAGATGGTGACGATCATGAAAGGCCTGGCCCAGCTGCATTCGGCTGCGGTCATGTCGGGGCTTTCCGAGGGCGTCGCCACGCAGTTCATCTCGAATGTCTTCGTCAGCTACTCGCTGATGGGCAATAGCCAGAATGCGGTACCTGACGTATAATAAGCTCATCATCGTCAGCCTGCCCCAGGGTAATTTATCAGAGCTGGGCACACAGGCTGGTGATGGTGCTTGTATTAGCTGGTTTTATGTGGTATATAAGTGACAGCGGACTATTTATGCTCCCGAGGTGATCGTGCGGCTACTGTGGCACAGTAACGCTCCGTGGAATAATACGGGCTACGGGAAAATGACGGCTCTTTTCGTCCCGCGCCTCGCCAGCCTCGGCCACGAGATCACCATAGCCGCACCCTATTCTTTCGGCGGGACGCCGCTGACCTGGGATGATTTCCCGGTGCTGCCGTGCTCTCGGGACACCACCGGCAGCGATATCTTCGTCGCGAATTACGAGTTCGCGAAAAGCGACCTGGCGATCACCCTGGCGGATCCTTTCGGGTTCATGAAATGCGCAGCGGACCTGCGGCAGCTTAATGTCGCCCACTGGTTCCCGGTGGATACCGATCCGGTGGGCGAAGGGGACGTCATGGTCCTGCGCGAAGGCGGCGGGATTCCTATCGCCATGTCCCGTTTCGGCCAGCGGGTCCTCGCCGACGAAGGCGCCGAGCCTCTTTTCATCCCGCATGCGGCGGATACGGAGATCTACCGCCCGCAGGACCAGTCCTACCGGGACACCATCCCGCAGATCGGGGACGAGACATTCGTCATCGGGCTGTGCGCGATGAACCGGGATATCTGCCGCAAGGGGTTCGGGGAGCAGCTGCAGGCGTTCGCGGCCTTCCATGCCAGGCACCCGGATTCCTTCCTGGCGCTGCATACATCCCCCGTGAATAACCCGGGGCTGAATCTCGCGGGCATGGCCGCCCGGCTGGGCATCAGCGATGCCGTCGGATTCCCGGACGCGTATTCTTACGATCTGGGCCTCATCTCGGAGGCTCAGATGGCGACCTGGTACAACGGGCTGGATGTTCTTTCCCTGTGCTCCTACGGGGAAGGCTTCGGGCTGCCGCTGATCGAGGCCCAGGCGTGCGGGGTCCCTGTGGTCACCACGGACGGGTCCGCGATGACGGAGCTGTGCGGGGCGGGCTGGCTGGTCTCCGGGACCAGGTTCTGGTCTCCGGGGCACGGGGCGTGGTGGCGGCGGCCTGATGTCGATGATATCGGCCATGCCTATGAGGCGGCCTGGTGCGCGAAGCAGGACGGGACGCTGCCGAAGAGGCAGGCCCGGGAGTTCGCGATGAATTACAATGCGGATAAGGTCTTCGCTCAGTTCTGGGTCCCGGTCATGAAGGCTTTCGAGAAGCAGTTCAGCGGCTGATGGCACTGGCGCGCACCTGGGATAAAACCTCGGGGAAAGTCGTTTCCACGGTCTATGATGCTTACCTGGACCGGCTGTCGAAGCCCAGCGACATCCAGGAATACCTTCCGTTCTTCTATGAGACGGCGAGATCATATCCCGGGGTGCGGGTGCTGGAACTGGGAGCGCGCACCGGCAATTCCACTCTCGCGTTCCTCGCGGGCGCCCAGGAGGCGCAGGGATCTGTCGTCTCGGTGGATATCGATGACGTACCGCGCGCCGTCAACGGGATGGCCCCCTGGCGAAAGATCCCCTGGTGGGCATTCATCCGGGGTGACGACATGGATCCGGCAGTGCAGGCGCAGCTTCCGGGTGAGGTCGATGTGCTTTTCCTCGACACCAGCCATGAATACGAGCACACCCTCGCCGAGCTTCACGCGTACATGCCCCGGGTTGCCCCCGGGGGAGTCGCTTTGTTCCATGACACCCGGCTGAGAGGGTGGCCGGGATACGAGCCGCCGACGGAACTGCCTCCGGTGCGGCAGGCGCTGGATGATTACTGCACCGAGAAGGACATCTCATGGGAGGAGATCCCGGGACAGTGGGGACTGGGAGTGATCAGGTGACGCACGTTACCCCCCGGCTGCGGGAGCTGATCGCGAAAGATGAGCTTGACCTGGATGACCTGCGGCACCGCGAGGCGTATTTCCGCGCCTGGCTGGATACCCCCCGGCGGCAGGCGCACGACGGGCAGTCGTTCCCTGCGCGGGCCGCGATCATGAGGACGTCGTGAACGGGGACCTGCTGCTGATCGTCCCCACCAGGGGGCGCCCGGAAAGCATCATCCGGCTGATGAAGGCAATGCGCGATACCTGCAAGATGGAGACGCATCTTGTCATCGGGGTGGATGACGATGATCCCGGGCTTTCCCGGTACGGAGAACTCACCGGCCTGACGATGGTCACCGGCCCCAGGAAGGGGCTGGCGGAATGGACTAACGACCTCGCGATGGCCCGTGTCGCGGAATACCCGTACCTCGCTTCCCTCGGCGATGACCATGTTCCTGTCACTCCCGGCTGGGACAGGGCGCTGATCCGCGCGATTGAGAGTGCCGGGGGGGTAGGGTTCGCCTACCCCTGGGATGACACCCGCGAGGACATCCCCGAGGCCTGCGTGATGAGCAGTGCCATCGTCGCGGCGCTCGGCTGGATGTGCCTGCCTGACCTGCAGCACTGGTATGTCGATAACGTCTGGGCTGATCTCGGCAAGGGCATCGGGGTGCTGCGGCACCTGCGGGCAGTGAAAGTCAGCCACGCCTGGAAAGCCGATCAGACGTCGAAGGATTCCAGTGAGCGGCTTGCCGCCGACCGGGATGCCTACTATCAATGGCGGCGGTCCGGGCGCATGGCCGACGACATTAAAGCCCTTACTGTCCTGCGCGATGAGGTCGGCAGGCTCCAGCAGCAGATCTAGGTATCCGAAGTAAAGCCCGGGGACGCCCCCCGGGTTTTTTCATGCCCCGGCTTGGGGTAGGAATCACCAACCCGGGATAAGGGGAAGACTGACATGGCCATCGGGCGCGTTTACCAGGTAGACCTG